GGAGGGATAAGTTATGAGACAGCGAAAGTTTTGGATAATGGACTATGAGACCATTGTCAATTGCTTCGTTGCCGTCTTTGAGGACATGAACAGTGAGGAGCGCAAAGTCTTTGTGGTAGACCCCTATCGCAACGACATGCGCGCCTTCACTGAGTTCCTCATGGAATCCAGGGCATCAGGTGACTGGCATTTAGGTTTTAACAACTTAGGGTTTGACGCCCAGATTACTGAGTATATTCTTGCCAACCAGGAGATGTTCTGCCGCAAGGATGTGGACGCTGACGTTTATACAAATGTCATCTATCAGTATGCACAATCGGTGATCAACAAATCACGCAACAACGAGTTCCTTGACTATCCAGAATTCAAGCTGTCCATACCTTGTGTGGATATCTTTAAACTCAACCACTGGGACAACCGCGCCAAAAGCAGTAGCCTCAAATGGATCCAGTTCTCTATGGACTGGCACAACGTGGAAGAGATGCCTCACCCTCACTATGAAGTTGTCCGCGATCGTAGGACATCTGACATGGTGGTGAGCTACTGTATCAATGACGTACAAAGTACCAAAGCCATCTTCAACCGCACCAGTCCCAAGGGGGAAAAGGTGATGGTCTCGCAGATCAACCTGCGGGCGGAGCTGAGTAAGAAGTATGACGTGCGTCTGTACAGTGCCTCTGAGCCAAAGATATCCAAGGAGATCTTCCTGCACTTCCTGAGTGAGAAACTGGGGATGGATAAGAAGGTGATCCGCAACATGCGCACCCCGCGTGAACAAGTAGTGGTCCGTGACATCCTGCTCCCTTACATCAAGTTTGAGACACCAGAGTTTATAGCCGTACACAACTGGTTTAAAGCTTTGATTGTTGACACAGCTGATGTGGAAGACATCGAGCAGAAGAAGAAAGGACCCAGCTACCGTATGATGTACCGCAAGGTGCCTACGGATTACGCACTCGGTGGCCTGCATGGCTGTATCGCTTCAGGTATCTATGAAGCCACACCTGGTAAGAAGCTCATATCTGCGGATGTGACCAGCTTCTATCCTAACCTGGCCATTAGAAACAAGTGGAGCCCGGAGCATTTGCCCAAGGAAGAATTCTGTGAGTTGTACGAATGGATGTTTGAGGAACGTAAGAAGTATGACAAGAAGAACCCGTTGAACTATCTGTTCAAGATCATCCTGAACGCCACATATGGACTCAGCAAGGAGCGTCACTCGTTCCTCTATGACCCGGAGCTGACGTTCAAGATCACCATCAACGGTCAGTTGTTGCTCAGTATGCTCTATGAGATGCTGGCTACCCGTATACCGGGAGCTCAACCACTGATGCAGAACACCGATGGCCTGGAGTTTCTGATCGACGAAGAACATGAGGAGCTGTTCTACCAGGTGTGTAAGGAATGGGAGGAGATGACCTCCCTGCAACTGGAGATGGTAGAGTACAGCAAGATGATCATTGGAGACGTCAACAACTACATAGCCGTGTACAAAGACGGCAAGACCAAATGCAAGGGTCGTTTTGAATATGACGAACTGGCCTTGCACAAGAACAAAAGTATGCTCATCATACCCAAGGCGTGGTATGCATACTTTATACATGGCACAGACCCCAAGGAGTTTGTAGAAAACAACCGGGACATTCATGACTACTGCGCAGGTGCCAAACTCAAAGGAGACTGGTATTTCATCAAGCAGCATGTGGAAGACGGACAGTATAAGGAGGAGACCCTCAAGAAACTGGTCCGCTACTACAATTCCAAACGCGGCAGTAAGCTTCTAAAAGCTAACCCCGATGGAAGAACCATGCAACTGGAAAGTGGCAACGTCCACCAAACCATACTCAACAAGTTCCAGGAAAAAACCTGGCAGGAGTATGACGTGGATGAGAAGTACTATCTGGACAAGATCTATGATGAGATCGCCAAGATTGAAAAGAGAGCATCTGTATTACCATCACATTTAGTAAACCAACAATTAAGCCTGTTCTAACATTATGAAAAGAACAATCAAAGGCATGCCCGCGTATGCCACGATCATAGGCGCTCCATTACCTGAGCGCACCAAATCTTATACCCCCATCTCTCACACACAGGTTATCAACCGTGTGAGAAGCGAGATCACCAACGCTGGGTTTGTCATTACCGGTGAAGACTACCGCTGTTCAAACAACGGTGACATTGCCACAGGTTCATTCCGTATCAACTACAAAGCTGATATGGATATTGAACTGGCGGCCAACTTCATGAATTCTTACAACAAGCAGTATGCCTTCAGGTTCAACCTGGGTGGCATGGTGAAAGTTTGTATGAATGGCATGATGATCAACAACAGCAAGTTTGGTGCGTACCGCAGGGTGCACACCGGCACTGCTGACGTGCTGGCTGAAGGCCACATTGCAGAATACATCCGCCAGTCTGACGAATACTGGCGTACCCTGGTCCGTCACAAGGATAACATGAAGGACCACAACCTGACCAAGTCAGACCGTCATCACATCCTGGGTGAACTCTACTTTGAGGAGAATGTTCTCAACGGCATGCAGATGGGTATTGTCAAGGCCGAGCTAAACAAGCCCAGCTTTGATTACAAAGTGGACCCGGATTCTGCATGGGCCCTGTACAACCACATCACCCTGGCACTGAAAGAAGGTCACCCCGCTGACTGGATGAATGACCAGGGTAAGGTGCACCAGGTGTTTGACAACCTGTTATACCTAGAGCCTAAAACTGCGATCCTGCCTACAGGCGAGCCCCTGCTGCTGATACCTAAAGCTGAAGAGCTTTCGGCTGAAGCTGGATTCTAAACCTTAACCTGAGATGCCGGTCACGATCCTGTGGCCGGTATTTCTTATTTATCACCTATGAAAAAAGATGTGATCTATGAGGAGTTCTGCAAAGTAGCAGAGCGACCCTCGCGCACCAACAAGGTGTATCTGTTAATGCGTTACCTCAGGCTGAAGTACCGGATCAATATTGACAAGATAAGTTTAGTTAAACGCATTAAAGACTATCGCAAATGAACACCAACCTCATTGGCATTTCTGGCAAAATAGGCAGTGGTAAGGATACCGTTGCCCACATCATACAATACCTGACGCTTGACCCTGAGGTGTTCTCCATGAAAGATGAGGACATCCTGGCTGACCTGGAGCACAAAAGCTACGTGGCCAGCAAGTCGCGATACAAGATCAAAAAGTTTGCAGGTAAGCTGAAGACCATGGCGTCTTTGCTTACTGGTATACCTGTAGAGAAGTTTGAAGACCAGGAGTTCAAGAAAGAAGAACTGGGCATTGAATGGAGCTACCCTTACCCTGGTGAGTATTATGACGACGGTCAACCTGTGATGGTGCGCATGTCTGTCAGACAACTCTTACAGAAGCTGGGCACAGAAGCCATGCGCGAAGGACTCCATACCAACGTGTGGGTCAACGCCCTGATGGCTGACTACCACCCCATCAAGCTTTCCCAGGACAACCCCAGCTACTGGCTGGTAACCGACACGCGCTTCCCCAATGAAGCGGAAGCGATCAAGGAACGCGGCGGACTCCTGTTACGCATTGAGCGACCAGGTGCAGCTACCGGCACTCATGCTTCTGAGACAGCACTTGACGACTACCCGTTTGAATACGTGATCGTAAACGACGGAGACTTACATGACCTTATCCGCAAGGTCAAGAAACTAATGATTGACCTTAACATTATTCCATGATTAGACACTATATCATAGACACCAAAGAGGAAAGCATCAGGTATTACCTGGACCAATATGTTGACTTCAAAACAGCGCACGATGTGTACCGTTTAAGTTACAGTAAAAGCGATTGCTGGAGCGAACATGTCAGGGAAGAAACCATACTCACCGTGACCGATGATGGCAACGGATTCAAAGTAAAGTGGGAAGAAAAGCCAGAGAAGAACCGCCTGGATTACAGCCAGATGCGCGAGCTTCAGATGGTGCTTTCTTTCATACAGAAGACGGACGCTGTTGACAATAAAGTCATGCTGCTCAAGCACGACGAGTTGAACTGCCTGTAAACACAAAGCCCCCACCGTTGTGAGGGCCTTGAGGAAGAAACCAACTATAAACAAACTACTGTAGTAGTCTTTTTTAACTTAAGCTTTTTAGCATCGCCACCATCTTAGGATGTGGGTAGATGTCTGCTTTGTCTTTACGCACAGAATTATGGGTGAACACGCCTGCCTCTCCCTTGAGAGCGCGGGGTGTTACCGCCCAGATGTCTTCATTGTACGTAAGCGGGATACCATACTTCTCTTTCCAGTACACCAGCAGGTCTTTAACAGACTCAATCTGTTTGTCTGTGTAATTGTGCCAGTAGATATGGCCTTTGTATGGTGCATCCAATGTGCACACCTGGTCAGCAGGAACTTCACGGTCAACATAGTTAAGGAACTTATCACCTTGTTTGGTAAGCGGTCCCCAGTTACAGATCTCTATACCAATGGAAATCTTGTCCAGTCTCTGGTAAGGAATCTTGTACTTGGTAAATACTCCTGTAGGAATACCCAAATGGTAAGCCCAGTACTTGCTTGGAAAACCTTGCACGATTAAACCGTCAAGCTCAGGCTTGTCTTTGACCTTGCCGCTGATGGTAACGCAGGTGGCTACACGCTCGTTGTTGTTGCCCCAGTATCTGAATGTGCCTTCACCATCAGGGTTACCTGCAGTGTGGTGCAAATAGATTTGTTTTTTGGGATGCTCCTCTTGAAGATACTGACCTTTAGGAAAGTCAATCTGTTTGATGTTCATAGGTATTAGCGTTTAAAGGATATTTTCCAGTAGGTTGAAAGCGAGTAGGTCATGATGCCTCGTGTGTCAAGACCTGCATGCAATCCAAAGAGCTGGTCTTTTTTGTTCTTGAACATCAACCCTGCTTGCACGGTGGATATAGATATGGGGTAGGTAGCACCAATGGCACCACCAACATAGAGTTGTCTTCTTGGCGGCAGCGGGATAGTTTTGGTCACCACGACTGTAGGGATCTTATAATCATGCAGGTACGTACGTTCTGCCATCAGGTTTTTACGCACCGTGTCTGTGAGAATAACCATTCCTATGGAGTCAATGTAAATCGTGTCGCGGTAAATATTTCTTGCAGCAAAGCGGTTGACCAACTCTTCAAACTGCTTTTTCAGTGCAGCATAATTAGTGTCAGGAACCATCCATGGTTCTTTGACATACTGTGTATCTGTTTTGAATACAGTTACACGCTTGGTCTCTGTCTTAATGATCTCCTTGTACAAGGTATCAACATGAACACCTGGCTCCGGGGTAGAAACCTCAGGGCACTTTGGTGTACATGAACGCTGTAGCAGGATAATAAGAACCAGGACCAGAATGATCCCGGTGAAGAAGCTGGTTTTGCGGTCTATCATAGGGAGGTTTAAATATCAGGCGTTGCCTCTTTCTTGGCAGCCTTAGCTTTCTTTGGTGCCGGTGCTGGTGCTGGAGCCGATGGCTGCGGATCTGCTCCCATAGCATCAACAAGGTCATCGCTCTTGCGTCCAATGATTGCTTTAATGCGACTCCAGATATCCTGTTTGGTAACCGCCTCAATGCTTTCTATGATGCTCTTGAATTCTATAATGGCAATCACCGTACCTACCAATTTGGCTATAGGTAACATTTCTGTGATGACATACTTTTCAATGAGGAAAGATGAGATGATTGCTACCTGGTACAGGAGCATCTTGGTGACAGTGTCACTCATACGTCTGGAACGTATACGTTGTTTGAGTTTCAGGGCTTTCCAGATGCCAACCACCAGGTCAGCACCTACGAGGAATCCAACTGTGAGCATCAGCTCTTTGATCGGTAACAGAATGGACAATGAAGCCAGTAACCAGATCTTGGTTTTCATAAGAAATGCAAAGTTCATATTGTAGAGATAAAAAGAATATTCTCCACCGCCCTCTACAAGAATATACGCATTTATGATGACATACAATCACTTTCAAAAACTTAATTCATATGTGCACACTGTCTGGAAATTATTTTGTAGACTATATGTGCAGGTCTACAATATGCCCTTATATTTGCAGCCCTCATTTAAGCAAGCACACTAACCCTTAATCCCAACCTTATGGCAGAAACACCCATCAGCCCAAGGGACTTGTCGTCTCTAACACCCTGGGGCCCAGTAGGATATGTAACCTACAAGCGCACCTATTCGCGCCCAACAAAGAATGGAAAAACAGAAGAATGGCAGGACACGGTTGACCGTGTAATCAAAGCCTGCAGAGAACAGCTTGACGTAGGGTTTACCTCTATGGAAGAAGCAGCGGTTCGCCACATGATGGTGAACCTGAAAGGTACTGTGGCAGGACGATTCCTGTGGCAGTTAGGTACCAAAACGGTAGACCGCTTAGGTTTGCCTTCACTACAAAACTGTGCGTTCGTTGTCGTGGACGCGCCTATCAGACCCTTTACCTGGACCTTTGAGATGCTGATGCTTGGCTCCGGTGTTGGATTTAACATCCAGCGTGAGCATGTATACCAGATCCCGCCGGTGTTGAAAAAGGTAAAGATTGAGCGCAAAGACGTAAACGATGCAGACTTCATTGTACCAGACTCAAGAGAAGGCTGGGTAGAATTGTTACGCCGTGTACTGGTAGCGTCATTTGTGACAGGTAAAAGTTTCAGCTTTGCCACACACCTGATCCGCTCCAAGGGTTCACCCATCAAAGGATTTGGCGGGGTAGCTTCTGGACCGGAGGACCTGGTTTGGGGCATGCTCCAGATCAATGAGATCCTGAACACACGTGCCGGTAAACGCCTGCGTCCTATTGACTGTCTGGACCTGATGAACATCATTGGCCGCATTGTCGTGGCAGGTAACGTGAGACGCTCAGCGCAAATCGCCCTGGGTGACTATGACGACTTTGAATTCCTGCGTGCAAAACGCTGGGATCTGGGTGGCATTCCTAACTGGAGAGCGATGAGCAACAACTCCGTGATCTGTGATGATGTGACCAAGTTACCAGAAGAGTTCTGGGAAGGATACAAAGGTAACGGTGAGCCCTATGGACTTATCAACCTGGAGGCAGCCCGTCGTATGGGACGCACCGGTGAGACCCAGTACCCGGACCACGACGTAATGGGATTCAATCCATGTGCTGAACAATCGCTGGCTAACTACGAAACATGCTGCCTGGCAGAGATCTATTTGCCAAACATCAATTCCAAGTATGAGTTGTATGAGGTAGCGCGTTTGCTTTACCGCATCAACAAACATTCCCTGGCGATCAAGTGTGCGGTCCAGGAAACTGAAGACATCGTGCACAAGAACATGCGCATGGGTATTGGAGTGACCGGGTACCTGCAGGCGACTGAAGAACAGAAGAGCTGGTTATCAGATTGCTACTATTACCTGAGAGCTTATGACAAAGAATACAGTGAGCAGAAAGGATTCAACCCTTCCATCAAGCTGACGACTGTCAAGCCTTCGGGTACGCTGAGTCTGCTGGCCGGAGTTACATCAGGCGCTCATCCAGGTTACTCGCAGCATTACATCCGCCGTATCCGCATGGCTTCTGACAGCCCTATTGTAGCTGTGGTAAAGAGTCACGGTTACCACGTGGAGTTCCAGCGCAACTTTGACGGGACAGAAGATCACTCAACTGTAGTGGTATCTTTCCCTTGCAAGTTTCCTGACGGAACACTGCTGGCTAACGACATGACCGCCCTGGATCAGTTGGAGGTTATCAAGCGCCTTCAGACTGAGTGGAGTGACAACGCCGTGTCTGTGACCATCTACTACCGCAAGGATGAGTTGGAAGCAATCCGCGAGTGGCTCAAGAATAACTACATCAATGTAAAGAGTGTATCCTTCCTGCTACACAACGAGCACGGTTTTGATCAGGCTCCGCTGGAGGAGATCACTGCAGAGAAGTTCGCTGAAATGTCAGCAGGTGTAAAGATTATTTCCAACTTTGATAGCACTATCAACCTGGATGATATGGACATCTCAGACTGTGACGGCGGAGCTTGTCCTGTACGCTAATTAAAAGGGGCTGTATAACGGCAGCCCCATTTTTTAAACCAACACGTTATGAAAGAACTATATGATTACCTGGTACAGCAAAAGATCACCCCTAACGGGTTGTTCATCCTGCATGCCACACATCAAAACTACATGTACGTCAACTACGTGAACTACAAGAGTGAGCAGTATCGTCTCTCACTCACCGGTCACCTGGTTGAGGATAAGTCCGGGGGTCTTAACCCTGTGTACAAAATCACTGACAAAGGATTACACGTCATCCGCGAAGCTGAGCAGTTGCTGGGCAAGCTGAAACGTGTGCGCAAAACAGAGCTACCCTTCTCTGAATGGGAGGAACAGATTGTTAAGTACAACGAGATGTTCCCCAAGGGTAAAAAGCAAGGGTCTAGTGTGACCTTCAAAACCAATCCCAAGGAATTGTTTGACAGGTTCAAGTGGTTCTTTAAGGAGTACCCGGAGTATACCTGGGAAGATGTGCTCGCTGCTACAGAAATGTACATCAAGGTCTATGAAGACGCCAGCGATTTTACCTACATGCAGACCAGTAAGTACTTTGTCAAAAAAGAAGACAAAAGCAAGACCACGACGTCATCACTGGCATCGCTGATCTACAACATCAAGTCTGGTAATGTAGACGACGTTGAATCAGGGTTCCATTACTTTGGCCCCTGATCTATAATTTTTGTAAAGCAACAGGGAGGCATTGACCTCCCTTTGTTTTTACAGTCCCAGCAGTTTGAAGAACACAGGATAGAAACCTTCTGTCTCCACAGCTGCAAAGTCTTCAATGCTAAACGCGGGATGTTCAATCTCCTGTTCAACAAGAAGCAACTCATTGACTGCATCACGCAGCGTAATGAAGTTTTCATTTGCCGTACCGTCTTCAAGCAGTTCAGGTACACTGATCGTACCTGCTTCATCTGCTGTACCCAGTTCCTTGATCTTCTCATTGCGCACAGACTCAAAAGTAGTTTTGTGTTCAGCACAGGTCTTAGCAAGTTTGGTCAGATAAAACTTAGTAGTTAGGGAAAGTTTCTGAGAAAGCAGGGCAGCTTGTGTTTCTGTACCTGTAAGTTCACCGTGCAGTGTCCACAGTTCTGCTACACTCAATTTGGTTTTTGTGTTTTCCATAGGTTAACCTTGTCCGTTGTAAAGTTTTTTGTAGTTCTTAGAGCTTTTCAACTGAGAAGCTTTAGACTTTGCGTGCACGCCCGGACGTTTGCGACGTGGCTTAGGTGCAAAGTTATTAGAAGTTGCTTTAGCTTTTGCCATAATTGTATAGAAAAATTAATCTGTTAAGTCTAGTATGTCTGCTATTTTAACGAAGTCCATGTCACCTTCCTCCTGGTATTGTGCATTTTCATAAGCAAAGCCTTCCAAACGATAATTTGGCCATGGCGATTCCTCTATGCGTCTGTCACCAAGTTCAAAACGAATCAGGTATTTACAAGCCAGTCGTTGAGAAATAACAGGAACGGAGATGCGCAGACTGTAGTACGACTGCATAGCCCGAATATGTGCTGTTTTTGGATTGGTATAGAATACACTACCCTTCCTGTTTCCAGGGTCTTTAGAGTAGCACGCCTGTAGCAAGGTACCTTCATTGGTAAAGTCTGTCAGGGCGCTGTTGTTACTCTTGTAGATCTCGCGCAAAGGTGTTTGGTCAGTATACACAGCATCATATTTTATAATACCTGCCGGGTGTTGATGTACCGAACCACCATTCTTGTCTCCAATGTAGTTCCAAATTAGGTTACCGTTGTCATCAGTCAACTTGGTATCAGGATAACACCAACCACCACCGTCAGTATAAAATCCAGGAGGACACTGCGGATAACCTTTCTCATAAGCCTGCAGTTGTGTAGTGTTGTCAGCCGATATCAGCTGGCGTACACGACGACCTTCAATAGTGGTGTACCCATATTCCTCAGGGTCTTGTTGCCCATAGATTCTTAAGTCTTCCGCATCACCCCATCCTGTGTGGAACTCCACGCGTTGGTTTTCTTCCTGGTGTGGTTGATATGCTTTACCATCATACGCATAGATAGAACCTGTAGGCTTGGTACCCACCTGGTACCACATGCCACTTTCCAAATCAGGCACAATGGTTCCATTGTTATTAATAAAGCCTTCATCACCTTCCTTAAGAAGGGTGGTTTTAGTGATGATCTGCGGACACAGTACTTTTCCTGTACACACATATCCATAACGGGCGTCCTCCGCTCTGGCACAATCCTCGCTTACACTGAACCCGCCTGATATCACATAGTTGGTACCATTGAAGGTTCCTTTGTTTCTTCCTATGTCATCCAACATGAAAGTCAATGGCACATAAACAGGTACATTCATTGACTGCGGCATTCCTATCTTTTGATTTTCTGTGCGGTCCACATTGCTTTCTGCACCGCAGCTTGTCAGTGTCACCGACTTGGTTGCGCGCACAAAGAATCCCAGTCCTGACAACGTTGCCAGACAACCTTCCAGGCTGGTATATTTTTCTCCTTTGATCAAAAACCCTGCAAGGTAGCAAGCTTCTGCGCGGCAAGACTGCATTACGTTGCTCTTACCGCTGTCCAACATATACCCATGACCACATGCGTTGATCACCGTACAGTTATTTACTACCGCACCGCGAGCACCCAGCATTAAGATACCGTGGTTACGTGCACCGTTGACCTGTACGTTCTGCAGCACAACGTCATCTATGAATTCACTGTGAGAAAACGGGCTGCCCTTTACAATGTGCACTCCGCCGCATCCGATGAACCCATAGTTTGGCTTTGATTCTTCTGTATCTTTAATTATAGAAGCAATGCCTTTCAGCTCAACGTCATGTAATTCAAAACCATGTCTTGATACCCAACCTTCTTTTTCAGCCATTGCCTGGGTAGCGCCCACAAAAACGTGGTAGCCAGACCCACCGGCAGCCATTGCAAACTGCGTAGCACCTGCATTGGTGTTGTTAACCCCTTTGATCTTTACATTGGGAGCATAGACATTGAACATGTTTTGATTGGCTGCCCCTGAGAAGTTCAGGGTTACGTTACCAAACAACAGCGTCACGCTGCGGGTGATGTTCACCGGTACGCGGAAACTGATCCGTCCTGTGTAAGACGTACAATCGATGACCGACCCATTGGGTGCGTTGTTGACTGCGTTTTGGAGTTTGGTGATGAAGTTAGTTGCCAGGATCTGTGCATTGCCCGGCGTAAAGGTTTCAAGTTTTATTGTGGCCATTGTAGTTTAGAGAAGCATTAGATTCAGTTGGTCAGCTGCCCAGATGAACGCTTCAGGCGTTGCATTGGCACCAGCATTCCAGGTAGTGTACTCACTACCGGTTAGTGTCAGGTTTCCATTGGAAACAATGTCGTCACCTGTAGTGCGCAGCTCATAGTAAAATACAGCTGCTGTGTACAGGTCGTCTGATATTACGCGCAGCAAAAGCTTAGTTGCTGATTGTGTTGTTCCGTCTTTCCAAATGTTCACTGGAGAGATGTCGTTGATCATATCATTCATTTAACTGTGAGTAATAAAATTATACTTTTATAAATCCAAGCTGAGCAAGCGCCCAGTCTATAACGTATGTGTCATCGTTGTGCCAACCTTCTACGTCTATGCCGGACATGGTAAGTGTACCGTCAAGCAACACAGCGCCTACCTCACTAGTTAGCGTCCAGTTAAAATGCAAGGTTGTTGCATACATCGGAAACATTTGCACCTGGATATCAAACCTGCAACCCACGCCTCTGGTAGGTACAAGTACATCTTCAATTCTAATCATGGCCTTACGTTATGTTTAGTATAGTAACATTCTGTGAAGCTCGTTACCTGAATTTTTCAACGAGTACAACCAGGTAAGTTTAGTCACACCGTTTTCTGTGTACTTGTGGATCCATAGTTTATCACCCAGCTGTGCTGTTCCATCAGGATACGGATTTAATGCCAGCGGCTCCAAATAGTTTCCGCGCACAGTGTATTTCATATAACGATGTGTTGCCTCTCTTCGGATGTACACGTAACGACCGTCTACCGCATAGCTAGAACCTGCTCCAAACGCTTCACCGGTGGCATATGTTATAGCTGTCCAGGTACCTCCGGCAGCGCCGGCAATATCATACCTGTCAAGTGCGCTACCTCCTCCTCCTCTGAATGAGTAGATGAACCTTCCATCCAGGATGTTGGACTCATCCGCCCAGTTAGCATCTCCGGTTTTTCCTACCCAGTTGGCACTTAATGCTGCTTGAGCTGCTCCAGATCTGGCAGCTGTAGGTGTGATGGTTGACCATGTGTTACCGCTTATTGAATAACGGTACATGGTAACAGCGTTATTTCCCAACAAGTACAAGAAATCATCGTTACCGGTGATCTCATAAACAGACGTAGCGTCTGGTGTGGTAGTCCATGTAGCCACGGTAAGTGTTGTTCCTGTATTTGCGGTGATAGTTCTTACCTGGCCGATACCTGTACCTGATACAATACGTACCTGGTAGTTGATCCACTGGCTGGCAGTCCATGTCTTGGCACTGTTTACCAGTGTAGTGGTTGTAGCTGAAGTAGCAGTTCCTGTAGCAAACACGTCATTGCTTGGTGTTGATACAAGCCGTCCATCTGTACCCCATGATGCAGGTAAACCTGTTATTGACAGCGCTGCACTCCACGTTCCCAATAATGGGTCATAAAATTTGTAGCTACCTGCTGCTAAAGTTCCTGCGTTGAATATCCAAAACCTTCCTGTGTCTATTATAAAGGTGTTTGTATTTGCTACAGCGTTTGGTAGTGCATCAAATTGAATGGTACACACACCACCACCAACGGGATTGATAATGACTCCTGTGATGACACGATCTATTCCAATGTTAGGACCAGATAAAAAACGTACAGTTTTTCCAACACACAAACCTGTGATACCAACTACAGTAGCAGTGGTTGTAGATCCTCCTGTTGCTGTAAGCGTTGAACTCCAGCGTGATCTGGCACCACAACTTCCTGCTCCAAACGTACCTGCAAGCGAAGGGTTAGGTAGTTGTAACCATGAGTCCTCGTCATGATGATAAATGTATGCGTTAGAAGCACTGGTCATATATAAAGCCAGGTTGTCATACTCTTTTACATCTGTTACCACAAATGCGCCAGTTAATGCAGTTGCTGGTGCATATGTCATCATCTGAAATTCTTTTCTGTGTACCTTAGGTACATTTTTATTGACTATTGTTGTTGCCATTTTATGATATGGTTACTTCTATATTGTTAATATTTCCTTGTGATGCCCCAATGTTAGTCAGGGATGGTACTATCGGCTGTGCTGGAAAAGTTCCTAACTGAGCCATGTTTACTAAACTGTTCACACTGGTGATGGAAGATACCGTAGATACTGTACTCACAGTTCCTATGGTACCCCCTGTGGCATTAACCCTGATGTCTCCTAAAAGACCTCTTGCTCCCGCAAGAAATGCGAGACGGTCAATCAGTTCATACAACGCCTGGATAAGTTCCGTCTGGTCGTTCACCTCATAGATAATTTGCAGTACGTCTGCACTGCTCATAGCTGTAGTATCAAACTCCAGCGTTATGGTATCAGCTGTAACCGCTGTATAACCCAGGGTCGCACTGGCAGTTGAATAGATCAGTGCACCGGTTGTCTGGTTGATGATGGCATACAGATTACGTATGTCAAAGGAATCTACCCCAGGTATCTCACTGATCCTCACTGTTTTTGCAGCAGGTGTAAATACTACCTGTGGTGTGATGACTTGTTTCATGGTTTATCCAAAAATTAAAGCGTTGATTATTGATTCTGATGCTGTCACTCCTCCTGCTCCAGGTGTTGCATATTCCACCTCTCCTGTCAAAGGATCTACCAGTGTCAGCACATCCCCGGCGGCTTTAGTTGAGTATTGAAATGTCTGTATCTGCAAAGATGTTGTGTAGAGGTTTATAGCAGTGGTATTGTCGTTTGTGTAATCATAAACTTTTGACGTTATTGATGCAGGACCTCCACCAAATATGCTTACAACCTGCCTTGCATATTTATTGCTGCCATCATCCATGTTAATTTGAAGAAAACCATCACCTGACCAATTTGTTTTTCTGGCAATCCATTCCATATTTGTACCAGTGGCATCAATCTGGTGATCTGTTGTAAGTACAGAATTGTTTAGCAACACGTCCTCAAAACCTAAGGCAGGTGCGAGAAAAGAATACCAAGCACTTCCGTCATAACCGTAGTGCTTATTATCTGTACTGTCATACACTACAAGACCTGCCGCAGGTGAAGCAATGGCGTTCTTTTGCGTTGTGGTCATTCGTGGTGGAAGAAAGCCGCGAGTGGTAGAATCTGCTTGAAGTATTGCAGACGCTGCAACACTTGTCGTGTTTATGTAAACACCTCCGCTTGATATTTCAATTGCTCTCCAATCAGCTGCTGCTATTAGCGTTGGTTGAATGTAAAGACCTCGCGTTATTCCATTAGCACCGCCCGTCTGATTGATGGTAGGATTAAGCTCAAGCATTGTATACAACCCTGTTCCGCTTGTAGGATTGAATGTTGCTGTATATTGCGCGAGATATTGTGTTGCGGTTGTAGTACCTGATTTTGCAGCACTTGAAAAAATCAATCTGCCACTACCACCACCGCCATTTCTTAAATAGAAAGCTAAACTCGCAGCAGATGCTGCATAATTTATACTTGTATCGCTTGGATATATTGTTGGACTTTCTGAGAAAGTGCCGTAGTAAGTTTGAGCAACATACCTCGCCGTTCCATTAACATCAAACTTGAACCCCCCATCTGTTGCTGTACCAACCAGTAAGTTTCCTGTTGATGCGGCAAATCTAGCAGCCTCAGTAAAAGTGTTGAAGTTAGCACCTACTCCAAAAATAATTGGACGAGTTGTATTGGCAATGAAATTTAAACCACCACTACCTTTGAAACCTACAAAACCTCTACTATTGAATGACATATAAGCATCATTTCCAGAGGTACCATCTCCAAATCTTAGTAGCTCATTTATTCCATAAACCTCTACTTTTACCTGAGGCGTAGCTGTACCAATCCCTAACCAATTATTTACATTATCCCAGAACAAGTTTGCGTTGTCCTGAGCGATAGTTGTACCATCACTGAACAGTACGCTACCTGCAGTCAATGACGGCAGTGTGAATCCTGTTGAGATGGTCTGTGTACTCAGAACACCTGCAGCATCTGCAACCACCATTCTTGTACCCGCCCCTGCAAGCACGCGGAATTTTATCAATCCTGTCACAAAGTCCATGGCATAATGCGTCAGACCTGTGGTTGATGTCAGTGTAGGGTTGTAGAAAAAACCTGTGAACGTTGAAGTACCTGTAGTGTAGTTCAACGTAGGCATCAGGTTTATTCCATAGTTATCAAGACCTGTAGTATTAACTGTGTTGCCAATTGCATCACCTGTGAAGATTTTCATCAGTGACATCTCCCCAGTATATATAGTACCGTTGTTACTGTAAGTACCATTGAATGCAAATACAGATTTGATAGCAGCACTTGATGCAAATCGTAAGTCTCCTATAAAAGTCAGAGCATGCGCCCCTGCAGCATTATATGCACTTTGTCTGGTGAATCCATCGGCAGTATGCGATATATGCATCTGATCACGAAAAGAGTGCGCACCAGTTCTAATATCTATACCGTAGAAAATACCTTGTGCTCTGACAGATCCGTTGACATCCAGTTTGTAACCGGCATCTGTTGGTGATGAGGATCCGATGACCACATTTCCATTGGCAAATATGTGTTGCCTGATAATGTCCTGTGTTCTGAGCTCTAAGTTTCCTGTGCTGTATTCATTTGACAACACCACGTTGAGTGTAGCATTGTTATAACCCAGATATGATTTAGCTGTAGGAGAAAGCGTTGTCTGGTTTATGTAAAACTTCATAAACCCACTGCTGGACTCCCTTTCAAATACAAGGTTATTTGCTTCTGTTCTTAGCTTTGTACCTGTACCTGCATATATGGTACTTGTAGGACCCGTTGCAGTGATACCACCTACGGTGATTGTGTTCAGTGTTATGTTTCCCCTTCCTGTAACACTGTCCAATGTATCCACCTCAGCGCTAAGAAATCCCAGGTCATTGGTCAGCTCACTGACAAGTGTTGGTATGTTGGGCTTGTTCAGTATCTGGCTATCACCACTTGTGGCGTCCCAGTCAACAGGTGTCTGACGCAATACATTGCCCAAACCCAAATCCTGCCAATATAAGTTTCCACCTATTGTAGGTACTATAGCATCGTTAGTGTAAAGGGCTTGAAAAATATGACCGTCTTTATAGACAATATCTCCTGCAATATAGGGATTGGCAATACCTGCATAGTGATTTGTATCAAATGCTGTAGCCACAGAAGCAGCTGTATTGCCATTGTATGTAGTGACAATTTCCAGTATACCTGCGTTATACGCAGCAGTACCTGTAACATCGCCTTGTAATTGTAACGTACTTAAGCTGCGCTGAATCTTTTGTATGGCTTCTAACACTGTGTCTGTAGCGACCACCGGTGCAGCATCTATCATAAATTCTGTAAACCCGTCCAGTGGACGTTGCAATACCAGGTCCACTAAAGATCCATCTGGTAATCGCTTGGTAAGCCACCCTGTTTTTATGAACAGCAGCACATAGCCCGCATCCGCTGTACTGGATGGGGTGCCCTGAAAATCAGGTACTTCAAGGGGTACAAGAAACTTAGACGGCATACGTAGGGTATAGGAGAAGGTTATGATACCTCCTCCTATATAATATACTCAATTCTTACTGATTTCTCTTCATCTGTTGCACTCTGTCTGATGGATCAAAGATGTCGCGGAAGTTGCGGATACCTGTAAGGTCTTCAATGTCTTTGATGATCTTGGCATCTCCCTCTTCAAAGCGTCCTGACTTACGGGTGTAGAACGCATCCTTCCAGGTTTGGTAGGCGGTTTCACCGTCAACATCCGGGTCTGGTTCCTCTCCGCCGTTATACAACATGGCAAACACCAGGTTCCACGTGTGGCTTCCCATACGCTTGACCGCGTTCAGTTCGCGGGTGTATACCGTCAGCGATGTAAAGTTGCGGATGTATTCATCTGATCCACCTCCCAGCGGGAACATGGACAGTACCTCACCTTTGGTTCCCCAGAAAATGCGCAGTGCATTTCCTTCCAGCATACCAATCTCCTCATCATCATCGTCCTTGCGGCGGATGTAACTCATCAGCATCATGCTCAGGATGGTCATCATGGCCATCACAAATGCATCACGTCTTGCCTGCGCGATCTTGCGGGTGTACAGATCTCCCTGGCGCTGCACTGTTCTGCCTGACTTGTCAGTGACATTGATCAGGTCGACCGTGCTGCCCATCTTCTTAGCTAGCTTGGTGCCCAGGATAAAGTGCTTCAGGGTGTTGGACGATCCATAGTATTTCCAGCTCATGGCCACCGCACGCCAGTAACCCAGCGCAGCTTCACCGGCCTCCCAGTTGGGACGCAGGTAACCAAAGCGGTTCAACATCTGAGGCACCAGGTACTTACGGTAGAAGAACACCAGCTTACCTACCACTGTTTCTTCAAACTTGGTCTGGTCAGAGCTGGCATAGTTACCTTGGGCACGACGCATCTCAGAGTATATAATGTTTCTCAGGCGGTTCTCATCTTCCTGGTCAAATAGCACATCGCTTCTGCGCTCCAGGATGTTGTTGGCCCCGCGGGTGTATGCCTCATGGGCAGGTATCATTACGGTTTCACCCTTCTCATCTGTCTCCAGGATAGGTTCACCTTTGCTGTCATGGCCCTTAATCTTGGCAAACTTGTAGTGGTTCAGTACAGAATACATAACGGTCAGGGCTACTTCAGTATCCCCTTTGTCCTGTATCATGTACCCCATCTCCTGTACACCTAACATTGTAGCCTTGGCACGACGTCCTCTTCCGCCGGATACCTCATCCAGGTATGACGCAAAGTCTTTCTGAGTAGGATTATACATGCGGTACAGCATGGTAGAGTCACTGATGTCAGAGACTTTACCCCAGTCAGCAAACCAGTTGTGCAGGAATCCGTCGTATCCATAGATTTTACCCTTGGCCCACAACATGTCATTGCGACCGTAGTGGTCAGAATCATGGTTGCCGGCAGCGATCCACGCCTGTACGTTACCAGACACAAAGTTCTTCATCTGGTTAGCAGCGTCAAATCCCATACGAATGAAGCTGGTGTACTTGAAGATCATGTTCATGCGCTTCTTAATCAGACGCGTTGCTTCGTTGTCTGTCTCTTCCTGCCCATAGGCAAACTTCCTGCGCTCAAACTTCATCTGGTCGATGATACCATCCAGCTCGCGCTGACGACGGCTCATGTCCACAAGCTTACGTTTGTTGGTTACCGGGTCAATGGTAGTAGTCTTTCCTGCCTGGATCGTTTTCTTCAGGTCTTCTGATAATAACTCCAGGTACTCAATGAACGCGTCTGCCATAGGGGTTACCTGTTGCATCGCGATATTGTATTCTGCCTCCAGGGTATACTTTAACAATGCACCCACGGCGTCTTGTGATTGTAACTCTTCCGGCAACTGCTCTGTATAGCGCATGCGGATACGTCCGCCCAAATCACCAAAGGTGTTTTCCACGCGGTCCTGTGCACCATACTTGCGTATGTTCTTGTCAATGAACAGGTCCCATTGTCTTTCAAAAGATTTCAGTACACCGTCACGGGAGATACTCTCAATGGTACTCATTGAATACCCTGGTACCATGTACCCAATGCGACGGCCCTCAATCTTCTTCTGCTGATCAAAGAACGCGTCCATCATCTTGTTGTAGAATGCAAATATCTCAGGGTCTGCCATGATGCTGCGGTACTTGCTACTAATGTTAGTAGATGACTCAAAGCCTGGCATTACCTGGAAGTGTCCCTGTGCATCTTTTACCACACCCTGCGGCATTGGAATTCCATCTGCAGATTGCAGGAAGTTAGGGTTCTTGGCAGTTTCCTTTAAGCGTTTGATCTTATACTTAGGGTGAGGCTTCGCGTAGTCCATGTACTT